TTCGAGGCGAGCGATTAGGGTGTTTGTTGAGGGTGTTGTTGGGTGTTAGAGGAACGGGGATGGATAGTCCTGAGGTGGCGTAGGACTTGGATGGCTGCCCAGCGAGCCTGGGACTCGAGTCCAGTGGCGGAGGAAACGAAACAAGAGCGGTCCGCTGCAGATGGCTTGCAGTAGAGGGCAGCGCACGCGTCAACGTGGGGGCGCGCTATCCTGGGGTCGCAATTGCCGCGCCGAATGCGCCTCTGCCAGGCTAATGCCGGGTTGATGTCTAGATGGATGCTCATGTCGGTGGGATAGGGTAGTGGGAACAGGCCCTCAACGATGAGGACGTCAACGGGATAGGACATGTCGTGGGACGGGGCGGGACACCGGGTTACTTTGATGAGCGTGGTCAGATCTTTAAGAGACTCCCAGTCGATGGAGGATGGCTGGTCGTACATGTGGGGCCTCAAGCCTTTGCGGTAAAGGCTGTCGAGATGGATGGTGGTGGTGGGCCAGCCAGTGGCGTTGAATATTTGAGTCAGTCGAGAGGCCAAGGTGGATTTACCGGAGCCGGAGCGCCCGGTTATGGAGATGACATACACCTGTGGCAGCGGCATGGTCGATTGCCACAAAGCTGATATTGTCTTAGAGAGCTGGAATCATGTCATTAGCGGGGTGGGTTTAAAGGCCGAACGCGGAATGGAGCTGGTCTGACTGGCCAGAGACAGCCCTGCCGGAGATAACGCACTCGTTCTGGCGCTTAGTAGTGTTGAACACAGACACCTTGGAAGCTAGCTTCGGCAGAAACCTGGCTTGGTTAAATGAGTCTGGGTTGAGCTGCGCCACACTCGGGCGGTACATGCAGGTTGCAGCGGTCTCGTTGAGTCTGGCTATTACGGCGTCGACATTCTTAGCGACCAGCCCTTCCGAAGTGAAGCCAAGTTCAGTCAGCTGCGGCAGAATGAACCGTATGACAGCGAGAGATGTCTCCACCAGAGATCCGGAAACGGCAGAGAAATCCAGCTGAACTTTGGCTGAAAGAACGTTGCCGTCTCCGTCGGCCCCAGTGACATCAAGTAGTGCACTTATGATGTTGTCAAAGAGGAACTGGACTTCGGTGTGATTGCCGACGTTGAGCGTGCCCTGTCCGTAAAACGAGAGGGAAGGGCAGTTGGCGATGTAGTCCCACTGGAAAGCTTGCAAACCCCAGGTGGTTTTGAATCGCATGTACGCAGCGGCGGCTCCTGTCTGCTGGGTGCGGCGTTTGCCGACGGCCCAGCCGTGGAGCCAGCCCTCGTACACGGTACCATCACCGGCAGCGGGCGGTTCGGCAGTTATTCCAACGACAGTGCCGAATGAGGACATACGGATGTTGGCGGTGTCCTCTCGAACGAAGCGCCAACCGGGAAGCATTGGGTTAACGTCAACTGGGATCTGCAACGCTTTGCTGTCTCTCGGGCGTATCATGACCCAGCCATCGGTGGAGCCAATCTTGGTCTTGGCCTCGCTAAGCGTTGTAGGAACACCAGCGTTGAGTGGATCACTGAAGTAACCGACTTGGACAGCACCGGAAGCGGTGCCTAAAGGAGCCGTGCACTGGAGATCGAGGGTCAATGCTTCAAAGGTGTAGTACTCGAAGGCGTCGAAGAATGCCTTTTGGAGGGCTGAAGTGATCGGGAGGGTGAATGCGGTGAAGCTCTCTTCTGGCTTAGGGTTGGGTAGAATCGGAACGTTGAGCCTGAAAGGGAAACGAACTATTTCCTCGCCATAAAGCGATGTTTTGGAATTGCTAAAGGTTGAGAGGGACCCGGATGGGGTTGGAACTTGGCCTAGGTTTTCGGCAGACATGTTCGGCAACGGTGACGAAGCGGAAGACGAAACGAATTACCAAAGCAGGTATATTGCGGAAAGAACTTGGTATTATGGGCAAGGTGTAGGGGTGACGTAGTAGGAGGGCGAGGGACAAGTGTCCAAGTGGTTAGGGAACACTTTAGGATCGAAAGTACAACTGTTAAGGTACTTCGGGGGGTGGGGCTTCCGCTTGAGTACGGGTTCTAGCTTGACAGAGGAGGAAGTTAGGCCCTCAGCGGCGAGGCCTTCGATAGCGAACTCCATAAATTCGCC